GCTGCCACCACGTTTTCTTACGGCACTTTCGGTTCCAAAAGTGCCTACCCGTGTACAGTAACATCGTTTTATCAGCACCGTGCCTTTATGGTATATACAAGCACACCGCCAATACCCACATCACTTCTGCCCTGTCACCATCATATAACGGTTATGTGCGTCCTTCAGACAGGCAATGAGCGGCTTCTGAGTCAGTGCAAAATACCTTTCCCGGATACTCTGCTGCATCTCGTCCAAATCCGTTTTCAAACTCTTTCCAAGCAGCATCGACACAACAAAATTGCGCGTCACCGACAAAATCGTATTGCACTCCAGATCAAGAATCTTTCCCGTCGCCCGTTCTACTACAAAACTCACATAAAACTCGCCGTGCAGGCTGTAAATCGCGTCCTCCTTGCTCGGTTTCGCCTGACCTACAACCAGAATCGTATCATCCTTATACATTATATCGTTTCCCCTTTTCTTTGGAACTGCCGTAACGGTTCAGTCCCTTCACAATTACTGGTTTTATGATACCATGATCCGTGGAAAGGTACAAGCTACGCTTCCTCGAAACCATATAAAATATGTAGGATTACAATACATCGTAAAAGGAACAGAAGAAACCAAACGCTCTCACATTATTTTTACGGATGCCGAATGGCTGCGGACTGATCTTGAAAAATCAATATTTTTTAGAATTTCCCAGCCTTTGCTGCTTCCTCAATTCAAACAGAGAATGCCCTAAAATCAAGGTTCTTAGCTCATTTTTACACAATCACTCAACAAGCAAACCACTATTACTCGTATTTTATCGAGGTTTATCACGAGAATCTACCTATTTATAATAAGATAGAAAAAATTATTTTTTTTAAAAAAGTCGTTATAAAATCAGCAGTAATACGCTTTATATTATGAAGGGATTTATCCCCCCTATATGTCAAGTTATCGGATGGTGTTACATTCCGCCACCCGATACAGTTTCTTCAAGTCGCCAGGATTTTACATTCTTTGTCCTGACGGCTCTCTCTTTTTTATCGTATATGCCCGTCGTCCGCTATCCGGTCCGCTGTAATCATCCAGCCCTCCGAATCAAACGCATACGCCTGTCCGTCAATCAAGTAGACCGTATCATGGTGGTAGGTGTAACCACTCAGTAGATACCACCAGCTCCCATCCTGTAAAAGCCAGCCCTCAAGGTATTTGCCGGATATCCAGCCGTCTACGGTCTGGATCCACGGATCGCCGTCGGCAAAGCATTTATTAATTGGCTGCACACGCTGATCCTTGGTGTAGCGCTTGCCTGTGTCTGTACCTTTTGGAGTTGTTCGGATGATAAGTGAGGATGCAGTGACTCTCAACCCGCGTATGCCGCTCTTTACTTCTTTCAGGTCGCTGACCGATACCTGCGGAGTGCCTGGCTGTTCTGTCACTGTGACCCCGTCCATTACCCAGGTTTTCTTGAAATTCTCAAATGTACCATATTTCTGTTTCAAAATCCCGGTACCGCTGCCCCAATCCGGCAAATATACGTGCGGCTTGTCTACGATGCTTTTCCAATCTCCTCCCCATGCAAGCCCCAGCTGCTTGGCGATCTCTCCCACACGTTTGAAATAATCTCCTGCTTCATTGTATGCGCCTTTTCCGTCCGCGCGGTAAAAATCCGCTGCGATGCCCCACTGGTGCTGACTGCTGTAGCTGCTGCCCTTGGCATTGGTAACAATGCTGCCAGGCTGCGTGCGTCCCTGTGCATACAGAGCATCCTGTTCGGCGGCGCTCCGGAAAGATTCCCCAATTTTGATCGGAAAGCCTGCACCGGCACACTTATCGACGAGCTGCGAGGTCAGCGCCTGGAGACGTGGATGGCATAATGTGATATCTCTCATAATCTCACTCCTTTACCTCAAAACAAATATTCTGCCATTTTTTATAAGCATCAAAATACAACTCATGTTTATCCCCATTATATGTCAGTTCGTAGTACATACCATCCGAAACAGCGGTACTAAGCAGAGCCTTATGATTCTGGAGAGCCTTGCACGACCAAACAACAAAAACATCATCTTCGCAGATCTGCTTCTGATCGGTCTTGTCCGCGTTTTTGTTAAAATAACCCACCACATGTTTCTTGCATAATGCAATAAATTCTTTACTTCCCATCATTGATTTGTCCTCTTTTCTTTATAATATGTAAGGGGCGGAACTATGTCCGCCCTGTTGCGATGTCGCAATGGCAGCCATAACCCGGACTGCCGCGGGAGATAGTTGGATCACCTCCTTCTATTTCTTATCGCTGTATTTCGTCCGACGCCAAATTTCTGCCACGCGCTCCCAGCCGTCCATAGATACCAGCGCCACGACAAACGCGGCAATCATGCAGGCAAAAATCATATACCAAGTAATTGCCTGCCCCTGCCATGTTAAGAGCGCCACCAGTGCCACCGGACAAAGCACCAGGCTAAGTACCACCACCACCGTTGCGGTTGGGATGTTTTTAAGTCCTGGCATCTCTTTGATTACCTGCGTAATTACTGACACCACAAATGCCATCACTCCGATGGCTGCCACCAGATACGTGACATTCTGCATTAACTCATTCATGTTCATTTTAGACCTCTCTTTCTTTATACTTCTGCTTCTATATGTTCCACATATGATTCTGTTTCGATCCCGTATTCCCGCCGCTTGATCTTACGATCCAATGCCGCAGCCTCATCATCACTCAGTGTCGGTAATTTCTCACACGCCTCATATCCGATCTGGCAGTCCCCATTTCCTCCTGCCGCCCGATATGGCTTATAAATATAGTCCAGATTCCGGCGCTCCTTTAAGGTGACACCACCGCGCTGGACAAACTTATCGGTAAGGTAGAGCAGTTTGTCATGCCCCAGGCCGATAATCATATCATTCTGTGCCTGCTCATGCTTAGATAATGTATTCTTTTTTTGATCGTGTCGCGTAATCAAAAACTGGATAAAAGCAAAAAGCGCATTTGAGCCGATCACCGCAGCAATAACCTGTGACGTATCCATGCCTATCATCTCCTCTCTTATCTTGGCATCCAAACTACACGCTTACTATGTCGCGCCAGACCCACATTGTACCGCGGCCGCTCCTCGCCAAACGCTCGGTATCGGATCCAGTCATCCAGGATGATCCCGGCTAGGCTTACCAGCACCCACAGCACCGTGTACTGCAGACAAATCTGCCCCATGATATTACCAGGCAGTCCGCTGTAGTCCCAGACGCCCCAGCCGAGCCAGAGATTAACCACGCAGCCTGTCACAAACTCCAAAGCAGTGATCCCACTTGCTCCAATTAACACCTGCTCCCACAGCGGAGTGTCCCAGCACAGCACCTCATTGATAAGTCCTAAATATACAAAACACAGTCCGCCTAAAACAAACATCGTCCAATGGCTCCAACCGCGCCATAGCAGCTCAATCAAGAGATACAAGAGACCGCCCACAGTAAGCAAAAACAGATACTTATTTATCAGCTTTTGTCTGTGACTCATCCACATCGCCTCCCGACGCCAAATATGCTTTAAGGACCTCGCTTTGATACTCCTCCGGCACCGATGTGCCATAAACGATCTGGCTCAGCTCATCTTTACTTGTTACTCCCATAATCCACATATTAATCGCATTGCAGTACGTTGTGTGATAAGACACATGCGTCATTGCTGCTGTGATAATGTTCTGCATATCGGCAGCGCTGTAATATTTGCACGCGCATCCGTCAGAGTGATACTCCAGCTTATCAGCCCCCGCCGCAAGCTGTACCTGTTTGCCAAACAAGTTAAGCTGATCGTGCTCGGTCAGCGCAAAATGCTCAGTTGAGCCGTCTGCCAAAGTAACGTTAATGCCAGAGTAGATAGCCCGCTCACACGCCGCGCTGATCTCCTGCTTTTTAGACACCTGCAGCTCCGCAAGTGTCGGCTCATATGGCTCTGACGGAGCGATCGGCTCCGGATCGGTCGGAGGTGTATATACACTACCATCATTTGACAGATAGAGCATCTGTCCCTCATCCCGGTAAACTGTGCGCCAACCACTCAGAGTAGTTGCCAGGACACCGCCCGCCGTGTACAGCTGGATGTCCCCCTCCCAGGATTCCGGCGCTGCCCCTGCAAATGCGATCTGCAGCACATGCTCCGCAGTCTGGCGGATGCTCTCGATCTCATAGAGCTGATCGGAGTCATTGATCTTGATTTTTTCCATGTTTTTTCCTCTCTTTCTGTTTTTTGTGTATAATAAAAGGCCTTTCGGCCCATTATTTTCAATTTCAATTTTTTACAGCCTCACCATTTCCGTATTCTCACGAAAATGGTGACCTGTCCTTTAATTATTTATATGGATATGTAGCATCCGATTTAAAATTATCCGACTACCCCAAAGATACCCGAAATATAATCCCGCTTGAAGCGTCTGATAATAGTTTAGGCAATTTGATTGAGCTATCAGATGATAAAAAATGGATTGTATTTAAACGGAATGGGAGGGTCAGATTTAATGGGTGTTTGTCTATCTACTGGAATAATGACTTTTATTTGCAGGTTTCAGTTTGTAGAGAGAATGACGACTCAAAAGGTACGCCCGTTCCTGTTGTAGGGGTAAGTATTACATGCCCTTTAAAGCAAGATAATGCTTTTGTTTATGTTGACAGAGTTTTACGAGTAAAAGAAGGAGAACGGCTTTGTTTTGCTTTTATAATGCCAAATTGGTGCGATACAACGGGCGGCTTTATAAATCGAAATAGCGCCGGAACAAGTTCTGGACTTATGGCAAACTATGTATCCTTTAACGATGAGAAGTATGTCTGAAATAACAATTTCATAAAGAAAATTTTACAGAATCTCTCCGTTTTGGTACCTTAAAAGTTAGGTAATTGCGAAACTCAAAATTGAAATATAAGAGCAGTTATCCACAATAAATGGAGATGATAAATGCAGAAAAATTAAATGACGAGATATTTTAGGCACACTTAAATAGGCCATAGGCTTTATTAAATTGTTATGTTGCTGATATTGTTCTCCAAGTTTCCCAACCGGATTCT